CCGGCTGTGGCCGTGACCATCTTGTGCGTGAAGCCGGTGAATGCCGGGCCCGCGCCTGCGTCACGGCTGCCACCGTTGCCGGCTGCCACCGGGATGAAGCCTGCGGTGTAGGGGTTGACACCCGCCACGCCGGCCGGGTTCACGCCGGAAGCGGTGACGCTGCGCCCACCACCTATGTAGACGTAGGTCGAGTTGCCGCCGTTGGCGCCTTCGCCACTGTCATCGGTGAAGCCGCCGTTCACGCCTACCGGCGAACTCGTCGGCGTGCCGTACAGCAAGTTGGGGCCGACAAGAACATTCAAGCCAAAGCCGATGCCGGTGGACAGGCCGCCCGTCGTGCAGTTAGCTGGATAAGTGAGCGTCCCCCCACCTGGCAGGTTGATGGTCGCGGCCGGATTGTCCTTGTCAAGCGGCGAGCCCTTGGGCCCGGAAAGCGCATCCATGAGCACGGCCTGGCCGGCGCTTGGGTTGACGGGGTATGTGTTGACCGGGTCGTTCTTGATCCCGGCCGAACCAGGGAGTGCTGCGGGCATGATTCATCCTCCAAAAAACCGGGGGCGAGCCCCCGAAAACACGCGGCCACACGTCAAGGAGATTGAACCGTGTGGCCGCATGTGGGGAACACTTCGACGGGCTTCAGGTACCGATCAGGCGACCTTGGAACTGCGCGCCAGAGCACGTCAGGTTACCCGCCCAGCCCAGAATACTGACTTCAGCGTCCTGGTTGATGGCCGAGCGCTTGTCCGGGGCAATGGCCACCATGTCGCGCGATGCGTGCGGGCGCAGGAAGATGTACTCGGTGTTCAGCATGAACATCGTCTTGGCCGGGACCAAGTTGCCGATACCGCCGTCCAGCACCACTTCGCCGGTCATGTAGGCCAGCGACGGGAAGCCCAGCTTGGCCTTGTTCGGGTCGGTGAAACGCTGCTGCGCTTGCAGGCTGGCCACGAACAGGTTCCACAGGTCGTTGCCCATGATTACCAGATCCGTCACGTTCTTGCCGCGAACCAGCTTGGCGTACAGCGTGTTCATGTCCTGCTGGATGTTGGCCGCCGTCAGCGTGGTGCCCGTTTGCACCTGGCTGCGCCAGAAGGTGCCCACCGTCGTCGAACGGTCGATGCCGCCGTAGGTGCCCGTGGCCGGATTCACCGGCACGGCTGCGTTCAGGCCGGTCAGTTCCTTGCCGCCCGAGCCCGTGCCGTCAGCGTAGATGCCGGCAGCCAGCAAGTTGGCCATGGTGGCCTCGCCGACGCCAATACGCGCTTCCAGCAGGTCGATCATCTGCTCGCGCCCTGCGTTCTGGAGGGTTTCCAGGCCGCTGATGGTGACCGGGCAGGCCAGCTGCTTGATCTGGAACTCGGCCGCGCTGATCACGTCCTGCGCCGCGACGGGCAGCAGGTCATAGCCAGAGTACCAGCCGCCGTTGCCGTTCTGGGCGAACGACAGTTCCTGCAAGATGACGTTGCCGCCCGAGAATGGCTTGCGATTGCCACGCTCGCTCAGCTTCATCAGCAAGGCGTTGTTCTTGGTGACGTTGTCGGCGATCTGCCGGGTGCGCGACTGGATGGTCGTCGCAACGATGTCGGTGATGCTTGAGGGGAATGCCATGTCGGGCTCCAACAAAGAGGGTTGAAAAACTACCTGCTCTTTGCGATGGCGCGACTGCGGGCATTCCCCGCTGGGTCAGGTTCGCTGCGCGGCGTGCGCTATGCCAATGGCACGTCCTGCATGGCGTTTGCGATGGCGCCTCGTAGTGTCATCGAGGGGTTCGCTGCACCCGCAGTCACAGCGGTCGATTGCGGCTGGACCCTGGCGCCCACCGCAGCGCGCTTTGCGCGTTGGGCTGCCTCGTTCAGCTGCGCGGCCGTTTGTGCCGTCTGCGCGGCAAGTGTACCGCCCTTCGTGGCCGGGTGTAAACGGGTCGCCTGGTCGTAGGCATCGGCCAGCGACATCTCGATGTTGTTGCGCTGCGCGACTTCCATCAGGTCGGCCATCATCCCGCGCACGGTTTCGTAGTGCGGGTGGCCCTGTTGAAACGTCGCCAGTTCGGCGTCCATCTGCTGCCCCAGCGTGGCCATCTGCGCTTGCTGGGCGGCCTGAGCCTGCTGCACGATCTGCTGGAACGGCGCCATGCGCTGCTGCACCAGGCTGTCAATCTGCTGCTGCATTGCCAGCTTGGGGTCTTCGCTGGCGTTGCCCACCAAGGCGTTATCCAGTTCGGCGATGTCCACGCCGTAGTTCTTCACCAGGCTCGCAATGGTGCTGGCCTTCTGGAACGCGCTGCCTGTGCGCATCACCACGACGTGATCCATCAGGCTTCGGATGGCATCCAGCGGGTTCGCGGCGCCTTCGGCACGGATGAACGGCAGGTACGGCGTCACCGTCTCGGTGAACTGCTGCGCGATGTTGCGAGCACTGGCTGACTCGCGCAGCGTGTTGCTCATCTCCGTTTCACGCCGGCTGACTTCCGCCTGCACGTTGGGCGGCAGCGTCCCCCAGGCGGCCTTGGCGTCGGGCTTCCAGCCAGCCGGGGCTGCGTAGGAAGGCGCAGGCGCCTCTGCAGCGGGTGGGGTGGCACTTGGGGCTGCTTCGGGCGCGGCAGGGGCGCCAAGGGCCGCTGGTGCGGCCGGCGCAGCTGCTGGCGCGGCATCCTTGGGCACAAAACGGCCCAAACCGTCCCGAATGCGCTCGCCGGGGGTGCTTTCGGCTGTTTCAACGGGCTCGGCCGGCGTTATGTCAACTTCCGCCGTCGTTTCAACGGGCGTGGAGACTTCCTCGGTGGCCGTTTCCCCGCCATCTATTGCGGCGCCAAGTGCTTCACGTAGGGATGCCATCAGTTCGTCCCCCCGACCATGCCCAGGTCAGCCGGCTTGCTCGGCTTCTTGGCGCGGCCCATGCGAAAGCCGAAGTAGCACCCGGCGAAGAACACGATCGCCCCGTGAAGCGATGAAATGAGCGCCATCAAATGTGCGTCCGCAGTCATTGAAATCTCCTTGGTTGGTCATCGACGGTTGCCCGCCTCGTAGATTGCACGCTCGATGTGTTCCCGGCGTACTTTGTGGTCCCCGCCCGTGCGGTGGAAGTCGTCGCGCTCTTTGGCGGCTTTGGCCCATTCGCCGCTGAAGTCGTCAGCGGTAGTCAGCCCGCGCGAGCGCATGAACTCGCGGTGCTTGGTGCGTGTGCTCAGATCCTCGCCGGCCGGGCCCTTTGTCTCGCGGTAGCCCAGGTCGCCCCACAGAGCGCCAGAGTCTGCGTACTCGGGCGCCGGCATGCTGCCCTTCTCCACCAGATCGAACGTGCCGTCAGCGCGGCGCACCTGGACATAGGTCGTGCGGCTCACTGCTGAAAACCTCCGCCTGGTTGCATGACCGGCTGCTTGGCGCGCTCCATGTCGGCGTCGGCCTTGGCCTGCGCTTCCATGGGCAGCAAGATTGTCTCGACCTTGGTCTTCTCGGCATCGGCCTTGTTCTTCTCGGCCTGCGTGCCGTCCTTGGCCACCTTGGCCTGCTGCTCGGGGTTGGGCTGTGGCGGGGGCGGCGGCTGCTGCGCGGCGCGGATGGCCTCGTCCAGCACCGACTCGATCTGCTTGCCGCCCTTGAATCCGACCATGCCCCAGCGCAGCATCTCCAGCATGAACGGCGCGACCTCGGGCTTGGCCTGCAGCAGCGGCGTCAGGGCTTGCACGAAGCCACCCATGCTGCTCAGGTACTGGGTGCGCGCCTCGCGCATCTCGGCATAGTCCACGGCGGCCATGCTGTCGGGCTCGATGCTGATGCGGTACGGCAGTTCGTCCGGGTCGCCCTTCAGCAGTTCCACGGCCTGCGGCGCCAGCTGCGCGTCGGGCGTGTACTCGATGCCGGAGTGTTTCAACAGGGTCTGCGGCTGGAAGTGCCGCACCATGATTTCGGCCTTGATACGGCTGCCCTCGGCCGCCCAGTTGGCGATGCACCACTGGCGCAGTTCCAGCCGGGTGCTGCCGAATTTGGCCTTCAGCTGCTGCGCGCTGGCCGTCTCGTTCGGGTCGGTCATGCCGCGCATGATGTCGCCGATTCCCAGCACTTCGAACAGGGCTTGCTTGGCCAGCGGGATTTCCTGGTTCAGATTGCGCAGCGCCATGGCGTACTGCTCGGTCGGCACGAAGTCCATAGAGCCCTTGACGCCGCCCTTTTCGGAGAACGCGGCCCAGTTGCTGACCGGGATCATCTGGTTCTCGTATGCCTCGCTGAACACGCGCTTGAGTCCGTCGTTCGTGGAGTCGTATGCGCCCACGGCCTTGATGGCGCGGGTCAGCCAGGCGGCGCGCGTGGTCATCTCATCGATCAGTTCGTACTGATCCTGCGCGAAATGGTAGTCGGCCACCGGCATGAAAGCACTGGTTGTCAGGTTGGCCGCCAGCGGCTTCGGGCACGGGAAGAAGCCTTCCAGGTGCAGCGGGTCGGCTTCCATGTCCAGGATCACCGGCACGCCCTTG